TTGTAACGGGTGCTGCAATGGGTGACCTATCGGGTTACACTTTGACAATGGAGGGACAGGAGGCAATGCCTGCCAACTTCATCGCAGGTGCTACTACTGCCAATCCATTCGCAGGACTTGCAGGTGCAACTGACACGATTGTAGTGGGTTCTAACTCTTAAATGAATTAGGGGGGCGCAAGCCCCCTTATATTTACACAATGAGTACACTCAACAATATATTTGCAAAGTTCTCAGCTCAAGAGCCGAGAAAAATTGAACTTGCTAACCTTGAGCAACTCAAGGATGACTTTTTAAAACGATTTAAGAAGCATACGCAAGACCGTGATAATGTACTTGCTCGTGTTCGTGAACTTGCTGCTGAAGTAGGTAATTTAGAGCGTGAGGCAACTGCATTGAATAATGATATTGACCAAATTACGAAGTCACGCCAACAGGCTGAAAAATTATTTCGTGAGATTGGGATTGAACCACCGCAAGGCCTTGACCAAATTGGCAGTGTTCAGATTGCAGCATACTCTAATATGATTGCAGATACGTTTGGTATGATTGGTGAAATCGTAAGTAAATTCAAATAATGAAACAGATTTTTTCTAAAATCGCCAAAATTGGCGAGGAGGTACGCACAATGAAAGTTGAATTATCAATGAAAGATGATTTTGATTCGGCCTTCAAAGTAGCTGTTGATAAAGAATGGGATGCCGTTAATGCGGTGCAGATTTTAGTTAAGCAAATTCCTAATGTTGAAAGAGCTTTGAATGATGCAAAGGCTAAATATGTTGAAGCAAATGCAACAGGTCAAAAATTTGAATCAGCAGCAAAAGAGCTTGGGGTTGACATTAGTAGTGGAACTCAAGCCACTATGAATTTATCTGATTCAAAACCGCAAGTTATTGATAAGCTGATACAGAAACTCAAGAGCATTAAAAACGAATTAAATACTTTTTAGTATATTTTCATAAGCAAGTCTGAAGGGGTTGGCTAAACGTAGCGAAATAGTTAAGGGGGCGTAAGCCCCTTTTCTATTTTCAAACAAATTCAAAGTAAAAGGTTATTTACTTAAGATGCATATCCTTCAAGTATCAGCCTCGCCACAAGCCATTGTAATCATACCTCGCACATTTCCCGCGAGCGTTACGATTGCGCTGATTGATGAATCAACAAACACCACCGCAACACCTGCGGTTACTGCTGCCTCTGCTAATGGTTTTATGACCCTTACAGGTACGTTTGTACTTGTCAATAATAGATTCTATGGCTTGAAGGTATTCGCATCGGGAAATCTAATATATCGGGACAGGGTATTCGTAACTTCGCAAACAGACTACGAGAAATTTACAGTGAACCAAAACGTCTACACCGAAGAAACAAGCTACAATAATGAGTACATCATCATCTAAAGTCCACGTTGTGAACTTCAGTTCCTACACCACACCTGTTGTTAAAGAGGTTCAAGGGAAGGACTATGTAGAATACGGAGATAACAACGACTACTTCGGCTACCTAATTGACCGCTACAACGGCTCACCAACCAATAACGCTATCCTCAATTCCTTGATGGATATGACGTTTGGCAAGGGCTTGGATGCAACGGACTCTGCCAAGAAGCCGAGCGAGTACGCAGCGATGCGTGGCCTGTTCCCGAAGTCGTGCTTGCAGAAGGTAGTGGCCGATTATGTGATGATGGGGCAATGCTCTTTTCAGGTAGTGTACTCACAAGACCACAATATGATTGTAGAGGTGCAGCACATCCCCGTAGAGACGCTGAGAGCCGCAAGGTGCAACGAAGATGGTGAGATTGAAGCGTACTACTACGCAAAGGATTGGACAGACGTAAAAGGCAGAAAAGAAACTGCGGTACGCATCCCTGCGTTTGGCACAAGCAAAGAGGGATTAGAGATTCTGTACATCAAGCCATACCGAGCAGGATTCTACTACTACTCCCCCGTTGACTATCAAGGTGGCCTGCCCTATGCAGAACTTGAGGAGGAGATTGCCAACTACCACATCAACAACATTCAGAACGGCCTCTCGCCTTCGATGCTGATTAACTTCAACAACGGAGTACCGAGTGAGGAGGAGCGCAGGAGCATCGAGCAGCAGATTGCAACAAAGTTCAGCGGTAGTTCAAACTCGGGTAAGTTTATCCTTGCGTTCAATGACAATAAAGACCTTGCGGCAACTGTTGACCCTGTGCAGTTATCGGATGCTGCGGAGCAGTACCAATTCTTGAGTGCTGAAGCCACGCAGAAAATAATGGTGTCGCATCGCATCGTAAGCCCTATGCTTTTGGGTATTAAAGACAATTCAGGACTCGGCAACAACGCAGAGGAACTGAAGACCGCATCTACACTTTTGGATAACCTTGTAATCCGCCCCAAGCAGGAGATTATCATTGACGGCATCGACCAAATCTTGGCCTACAACGACATTAGCCTAAACTTGTACTTCAAGACCCTTCAGCCTTTGGAGTTCACCGAAGACGTAGTTACGCCTATGGATTTAGAGACTCGTGAGGAGGAGACAGGCGTTAAGTTATCAAGCCAAGAACCAAGCGATGAGATGTTTGAGGAGGCGTTTGCTGCTTTAGAAGAAGTAGGTGAGGTCGTGAATATGGATGAGTGGGAGCTTGTAGATGAAAGACCTGTTGACTACGATGCGGAGCAGGCATTGAGCAAGTACGCTTTTGCATCAACAGGCAGCGCATTCCCTAACGCCAAGAGCAGCCAAGACGGAGTAACTGAAGAAGGCAAGAGGTACAAGGTTCGTTATGCTTACGCTCCCGAAACTACAAAGACCAATAGCCGTGAGTTCTGCAAGAAGATGGTATCAGCAGGCAAGGTGTACCGCAAAGAAGATATTGAGCGTATGGATGGTCAAGCCGTCAACGCAGGCTTTGGTGTAGAGGGAGCAGCAACCTATTCAATATGGTTATACAAGGGCGGTGCAAGATGTCATCACTTTTGGATGCGCAAGACGTACTTGGCAAAAGGCGAAGGCGTAACTCCCGATGTAGGCAACCCCAACGCAGAGGTGAGTGTAAACAAGGCAAAGAAGGAGGGCGTGGTACTTGAGACCAATCCTACAAACGTAGCGAAGCGACCTGTTGATATGCCCAATCAAGGATTTGTAAACCCACGATAAGATATGGCAACGGCATTATGGATTAAACGAGAGGACTTGGTTCGCAACACCGCGATTGGCGGTAACGTGGACACGGACAAGTTTATTCAGTTCATCAAGATAGCACAGGAGATACACATCCAAAACTATACAGGCACAAAGTTGTATGATAAAATCAGCAACGACATCATCGCAGGAACTCTTGCCAATCCTTACTTGGCGTTGGTGAACGACTACCTGCAGCAAATGGTAATCCAATGGGCATTGGTGGAATATCTCCCCTTCGCAGCATACACTATCGGCAACGCAGGGGTGTTCAAGCACAACTCCGAGAATAGCACTACCGCAGAAAAGATTGAGGTGGACTATTTGGTGGGCAAGGCTCGTGACTTAGCGCAGTACTACACCGATAGGTTCATCACATATATGAGCTACAACCAAGCCTCATTCCCCGAATACAACTCAAACAACAATGCAGACGTTTACCCTGATACGGATGCGAACTTTGCAAGTTGGGTGTTATGAGTGGTAAGAAACAGACGTACACGCCCAAGCGTAGCAACATCGTGAAGTTAAAGAGTTATTTAGACAATGGGCATACAAGGCGATTGGGGACAGGGAGCAGCAAACAATGACATCTATTGGGGTCAAGCTGCTGCAACGAATAGTATCTCTTGGGGTATGGTTCAGCCATTGTCTTATGGCCATCCGACTACAAACCTTTATGGTGCTAACGAGCAGGAGGTTTGGCAGTTGATAGAAGAAATTTGGAACACTTGGTCAACAACTTGGAATAATTAGAAATGGGAACAACTTTAACGGGGACAACCCCACAGGACACATACGATAGCCTTATTAAGGTTACGGACAACGGGCCGATTAGCGGTACTCTAAAGGCGTTAAGCGATGGTTTGGGTAATGACTCAACCTTGTCTTTGTCTACGACTGCTGCTTCTATCGCAGGAACTTTGGCGGTAACGGGCAACGCTACGTTTGACACAACTACTTTATTTGTAGATGCCGCCAACAACCGAGTTGGAGTTGGCACCGCTTCGCCTTCATATCAGTTGGATGCTCGGGGTATCGCTGCTGTGTTTAACGCAGGATTGGATGCAGCTTTGCAGCCCACCTTGTATTTGGGACATCCTTCGTTTACAGGTACTTATTTGAATAAGATATCAACGTCAGTAAGCGCAACCTCAAGCTTTCAGTTAATGCAGTTCTCTGTTGCTAATGGCGCTTCAACTTATGCTGATGTAATGACCCTAAGTGGTTTAGGCAACGTAGGCATCGGCACGAGTTCGCCTGCCGTTAAATTAGACGTGGTTGGCAACATCCGTTCAAGCACAGGCATCCTTTTTGGAGCCGATACGGCTGCTGCAAATTTACTTGATGACTACGAAGAAGGCGCTTGGACTATGGGTATATCGTTTGGTGGTGCGTCTGTTGGTGTGACTACTTCATCCAACACGGGAACCTACACCAAGATAGGGAGGCAAGTAACGGTAAATGGCTATTTATTATTAACAAACAAAGGAAGCTCTACGGGTAATGCCTCTATTACGGGCTTGCCTTTTGTTATTCCAAATGCCGCATCAAACTATTCATCATCATCCCTTTTCTTTAGCAATATAACTTTTACAAATCAGTTTCAAGGATATGGGGCTATTAACACCGCAACTATTGAATTATTTGAAATTACAGTATTAGGAACAGCTTCGGCCATTACCAATGCTGACTTTGCAAACAATAGTGGGGTAATTGTTTCATTCACCTACTTCGTATAATAAATAAAACTAAACAAAATGATTGAAGAAGTAATCTACATCAGCGAATTCAACGTCAGCCTTGACGGAACTATCGCAGTTCGCAAAACCACAGACGTTACCAAAGACGGAGCCGTAATCGCTTCCTCTTATTGGCGCATCGTGCTTGCAGTAAACGACCCTGCTGCCGATGAGGTATTGGGAGTTGATGGCTACTACCGCACCCTTGCCAACGATGCTTGGGCAATGATTCCTGCACCTGTTGCAGAAGTTGTAGCAGAAGGCGAAGAAGCGTAAATTAGCAGGGAATTACCCTACTAAGATGGAACACCTACAACAACGGCTTGACGCACTAAAGCAGCAAGAGGCGAATCTACTAATGCAATTAGATGAGGTTCGTGTCTTGGTATCTGCATACGAGAACACCCTAAACAAAGATGACAAAGGAGTCGGCTGATAGCGTAATCACGTCTTGGTCTTTAACGGGAGCAGGACTTCTCGTAAGCTACGCCCA